TCCAACAATAAGCCAAGCTAGCTGGCAAATCTGGAAGGTTCGTGTCTTACGGTCTTTGATCTTCTGAAGCTTCAGTGCTTCGTCTTTCAAAGCAGGAGTAACAAAAGCAGGTGGTATAACTCCCGAGTCGATCGACGAAAGAATGTCTTCGACTTGTTTACGCAATTCAGGTGCGGCAACAACAAGGCCATCAGCGTTCCGCCAGAGAAGTTCAGCTCGCTTTTTCGAGTAGCCATACCCAGTTGAAGTGTTGAGTTCAATAGAGTTAATGGCCTCTTCAAAGGTGTAAGAAGTGAGCGACTTATTAGCAGGAAACAAGATTTTCATAGCAGCAAGTGCTTTTTGTACTTCTGAATGTTTGAAAGGTTTCCTTGGTAAGCCATACTTCTGTTCAGCGATGGGGATGATGGCAGGATCAAGAATAGCAGGTCTCACGCGCAAAGGATACGCGGGGTCCAGTTCGTTGAACCGAGTTTTTCGTAGTTGCGACTTAGTGTTGTAACCTACGGGTTTCCTGACTGTGGCGATTGGCATGAAGTTACCTTCAGGTAAAAACTTCAAGGATTCGGTAGTTAAAGGTGCCAAATCAACACCCTCGAGAGCAGAGCCTTCAGCCTGATCAGCGCGCAGCATGGTCAGGGTGGGCTTTAACTTAGCTTCCAGTTGTGATCGGGAAACCATAGCCGCTATCGGTGTGGAGGCTGCTTTTGCGCAGTGAACTCCAAGAATAACAGGTGTCTTGTCGATAATTGCGATGATGGGTTGCCCACAATCGCCTTTTTGACTTGTTGCGCCGTAGCGGAAAACAACGCCCAAATGTAGTGAACCCATCTCAGAACGGTCTGCGTAAGTCAGTTCTTGGCAGAACTGGAGAATAGGTCCAGCGTCGCTAGCAAAAGGAGTCTGTCGTGCGACAGTGTGGCCAGCGAGCTTATTTTGGGCTTTTAAGTCAAGGCTGTTCCAGAATCGGGTTGTTATTTTCTTGATTCCAGGAACTGGGAGATCCATCTTCAAAAGGATGATGTCATAGTGGTCGTCACCTAAGCTGATAACGCTTTTCTCGTTCCAAGTGGTGTAAAACTTCATGGAACGTTTATTTCCTAGCGAGTCAGTTTCAAAGAGTGTGACGCCTATGGTACTTTCCTTTTCTTCTTGCTGGACAACAGCAAGGTGGCGAAGTGTTAGAATATGCTGTGAATCAACAAAGAGACCCCACATTGTGCGTTTGGTCGCTTCATGCTCAAGTTGACAGGTTTGAGCATCGATGAGGGTCCCGAAACGTTCATAAGCTTCGTCTTGTTGTTGGCTTTCAGGTTGGGCTTTTGAGGCCTTCTTTATTCCATCAAGCTTACGAATCGTACGAAAGTCACGAGTTCGTCCACCATATTCTGGGTCTGTTCTCTCTTCTTTTATTTTCGTGTACAGCCCGTAGAGTAAGGCTGCCAGGGTGGCTGTGGCGGCGACGCCAATCGCAACACCCGTTATTATGCTGTAAATGTGGTTCAATTTCTCGTCCTTCTTAACCTCGTCAATAGCAGCATCCAAGTTAACGACACGATTCGCGCCAGTTTTGCCAAAAGCTGCTACGATAGCAGCTGTGTTGTTTGAGACTATCTGGGTGAGGTCGTCAGACTGCTGGCACTTCCTTCTGGCATAATACATACAGTAAAAGATGTATTCCTTATATGTTAAGCCAAGAGTAACTTTGGTGTTACCTCCACTTTTGCGAAATGAGGAGGTATAGTCTTTGTACCGCTCATCTTCGAGCATCTGCGCGTAAATAATTTCGTGCAGAGGGCTGAAATTGTCAGCGAAAGGAGCGATAGAGTCCAAAGTTGTTGGAATAGTAGTGCCTGGTAGAGGAATGCTACGAAGAAGAGCAAATCGCAAGTGTGCAAAATCACCTTGATCTTGTTGGGATTGCTGGGCGATTTTTGACTTACGTTCTTCAAGAGGCAGATCAGGATAAAATGTGGGAGAAAGAGCCACAAGTGTAGTGATGTGAAAGCGCTCATGGAGGGCATCATAGTTCTTGAAATTGGGTATGTTCTTTGGCCAGATGAAGTTGGCTGAACCTACCATGGCGACGATGTTTCGGGGCACATCTTTCTTTCCAATAGCAGCAGAATTAGGACAAAAGTGACCATTTCCAATAGCCATACACTCACCAGCTTGGGCGGTGTTTTCTTCGGTCGTAGAACCGAAAAGCTCTGGGTAAACAATGACAGGTTGGTCATCTAGTCCTTCCATATACTGCCCGGCGCCTCGTTCGTAAAAGCCGTAGTTTGAATATTTCCCATGAACTCCAGCGGCGAAAGATTTCGCGAGTTCACGAGAAACGACGGTTTTGCCAATCCTGGGAATGCCAGCCATATAGACGATGGTGGGTACTAGACCGGCTGAGGCGTAA